AGAGTACATGAAATATACAGGTGTACAGTTTTCAAGCGATGGAATATTCCCTGTTGATATCAAGAAGTTCTTTGGCGATGAAGTAGATATTGAAATCGAAAATAGCGAAAATTGGGGAATCAGTTGGGACGATAACAGTCTAACCGTACATGCCACAGAGGTATCGGCTGACACTGGTACATTTGAAAATTTAACTGTTACTAATCCTGCATCTTTCGCAAAATCGCCAAAGATAGAAGACATGGAGTATACGACATCATCAAATACTGTTTGTTGGGATGGACGTACAGGATACAAACAGCTGATGCTAAAATCTTCATCTTCAAAGCGCTATAAAGATATCGGAAGCGATATTTCGGAGCAAGAAATTGAAGAATGGTACAATATTGAACCACTTTGGGCGAAATATAAAGAGGGATATCTAGTTGAATGGGATGAGAATGAAGGAAGATATATCCCAATGTTCATTGCAGAAGACGTAGAAAAATATTTTCCAGAAGCCACCAGACACGCCAATGGACTTGTTGAAGACTGGAATGAACGTATCATGATACCGGCAATGTTTGCAATGCTAAAAGCACAGAAAAAGAAAATTGACCAACAAGAGAAACTTATTAATAAACTTTGCGAAAAGTTAAATATAGAATGAATTATGAAATGGAGGTACATAAATGTCAGTAAAGCAAGTACAAGCTATTGTAAATGGACAGACTTACACCCTTACTTTTAACAATAATACGGGAAAATATGAAGCTACAGTAACAGCTCCAAATAAGTCCAGTTACAGCCAGAGCGGACATTATTACGGAATAACAATCAAGGCAACGGACGATGCTGGAAACGTGACCACCAAAGATGCAACAGATTCCGCAATCGGTAGGTCCCTGCGATTAACCGTTAAAGAAAAGGTCGCTCCAGTAATTACAGTCACAAATCCAACAGCATCTGCAACACTTGTCAACAACAAGCCAACTATCACATGGACTGTTACAGATGATGATTCTGGTGTTAATCCGTCTACTATCGGTATCACAATCGATTCCGGAAGCAAGATTACTGACGGCATTACAAAGACCGCCGTAACCGGTGGTTACAATTGTTCGTACATACCGGCAACAGCTCTTACCGATGGTTCTCATACCATTAGGTTTGATGCATCCGATTACGATGGCAACGCAGCTACGCAGAAATCTGTAACATTCAAGATCGATACCGTACCGCCGACGTTGAGCGTAGCCTCTCCGTCTGATGGATACGTTACCAACAAGAGCACAATTACTGTAGCAGGTACAACCAATGATGCAACGTCATCTCCTGTTACAGTAATGATCAACGGTACACCTGTAACGGTTGGTAGCAACGGAGCATTCAGCACTACGGTCACATTGTCCGCAGGCTCAAATACAATTACTATCGTTGCAAAAGACAGTGCCGGTAAGACAACAACCATTACTAGAATTGTCAAGTATGATCCGAACCCACCAAAGATTACAGCCGCAAGCGTAACGCCTAATCCGGTCGATGCAGGCAAAACTTATGTGATCTCTGTCACAGTAACTGATGAATGATGATTACGAGGGTTTACGGCTCGTGTAATGAGTTCGCTATTGAGTTCCAGAGACGAGAGGGATCGGATCTCGAAATCTGGGACGCAATAGTCCCTGCCAATAGAGATGGACAGTATGTCATAGAAATCTATGCAGAAAGTAGTGGTGGCTTGACAGCTTATACCGCCACTGTACTGTTTCTGATATCAGGGCACGAGATTGCTGGAAAGCTCGTTCCGAGAGGATATACGGCAGAATCAGAGAACATCGAGTACAGCTCATTGCTGAATCTGAGCCAGCTGACGGCAGAGCTTGTAAAGCAATGTTTCAGTGGACATAAAATATGCTGAAAGGAGAGAGGACATGGCAATTAGATACGTAGATAGCAATACAATAATGGATTTGGGAGAAAAAATCCGATTTAAAAGTAAAGTAGAGCCGGTATGCGGTGTAGACATCCCTTTTTCCATCATTTCAGCGGATTACGAATTGATTTTCGTTGATACAGATGCTGAAAAAGAGACTGTAGAAGATCAAGGAAACTGCAATATCAACGAGCATACGCTAGATGCGTTAATTGAGCCACAAAAAACAGGAATCTATTGTCTGAGATTCACATATAAAATTGCAGATGAAACGTGGGTAGATAATTATAAAATCAAAGTGAAAGGGTGACATGCATGGCAGATGCAAACATTTATATAGCCGGTGCAAGCATAAGCCCTACATCAGTTCAGACAGGGGCGAAATATGCGATTGCTGTTGATGTTCGGAATGTCCAGTATGTATTAGGCACAAGTGATGGCTCAGCACTTGCCACTTCTGATGGTTCGATGCTGAGAGTGAAAGAATAGAGGTGATTATATGGCAGAATCATTAAAAACAATATTAATGTCGGCACTGGCTTCGAAAGCAACGCCGGCAGAAAGTGACACATTGATAGTTGGAGAAGGGAATGTATTAAAAAAAATATCGTTCTCACAATTATTTACATACCTGAAAGACAAGCTAGGCATTAATACATTAAACACGAAGATAACTTTTGTAAATCAAGTTTATAAAGGTACTGGAGCAGGACATATCTATATTAATCCACCAGATACTAACAATGATTATTACTTAATAGGAGCTACTAATGCGGATTGGAACGCTTGTCCAGTTAGTATAGTTGCTGTAAGTAAGCAAAATTCTACTCATATAGTGCATTTTACGGGTAACATTGAAAAGGGTAAATCTGTTCGAATACTCAGTATGTGGACACAAGCTAAATATATAACTTTTAAATCATAATATAATTTATGCTCGTATAAACATTAAATCTGCTATATAATTACCTGCTGATACAAACCCATTACAAACAATATTATAGCCATTTGATGAAACGCCTACTGCGCAAATAAGAGCTTTGTTATCTCCCGAACCAATAACACCAATATTTTGATTATTTGTTGATACTTTTACTGGTAAGGTCAGAAGAACTGTCCCATTTTGTATACCAGAAGCAGTAAGTGAATTAAATCCAATATGGAGATATAAAAAGCTATCGTTATATATACAATATGTTTGTCCAGTTTGCAAATATCCGCCACCATTATATGTTTTTAATGTAACATTTTTATTATTTATCTTCGTGTTTAGCATCTGTACCTATGCTTTATAATTAAGGTACGGGA